GCTCCCTGCCTGTTTAGGCGATTGCAGCCTTGATTAAGTACCCTGCAATTGCTTTACCAGCATCTGCCGATCCCGCGTCGCCTTGGGCGACTAGCTTCAGGTCATACTTGCGAGAAGCACGAATCAGGTCAGACTTGCGTGGCTCTTCACGCCAACGGTCCACATACTGTGTGCCCCAAACGAATTCATACCCAAAGGCAGGAATCTTTAGACCAGCACGCGGTGGAACCCATGCCATAACAACGTCCTTGCCCCATAGGTAGCCAAGAGACGCAGTGGCACCAGGGTTAGCGTTGTTGATACCAACGCCAGGAACAACGACCTGATCAAAACCTAGAACTGAAGCAAGTAATTCAGGAGAGAAGATTGCCCGCTCCGAATACTTGATACGCTCTAGGAAATCTGGGTGGTCTTCCAAAGCTGTCATAACCTGGTAAGGAACTACCAGAACGTTAGGCTCAGAGAAGATACGCGCATGCACTGCTGACTTTCCAACACGTAGGTCAGAAATAGGATCTGACGTTGCGTAGTTGGCTGAGTTCCACTGTGCAGCACCAGAAAGTGTGGTGCTAAGACCAGATGCATAGTTCGCAGTTGTAGTCACAAGGTTCTTGATTGCAACTTCACGACCAAGCATGATCTTTGAAGTAACCATCTCTGTAGCATCACGGTCTGGTGCTAGCGGAGAGTCGACATTGTCGCGCTCTTCGTCAGTTACCGCAATCTGAAGAGAGTGTTCACGAGCATAGTAAGTGTCTGTCGACACTGCCAGACCCTGAACTTCGTTTGCTACCGAACCGGGTGCGCGGTTGTCATCTTCTGGCAACCAGCCTTCACGGCTAAAAATGTAGTACTTGTCCGACTGCTTCCGAACAACAACGGGCGGCATTAGTCGGTCGCCGACTAAACCGTTGTTTGGCCACGAAACGCTGATCTGTGTAAGTACCTGATCAACGTGAACGTTGCCGGATCCGGTAGGATTGTAAACTGCCATTTACCTTTCCCTCCCTTCAAGACTTACGGTAGCGCCGGAAGACCAGGAATAAGAAGAACCTGGACGTCGTTACCATCGGCGATTGTTCCAGTGATACCGACAACCATTCCGACTGGAATGTTGCCTGTGGTTGCTGCTAACAGCACACCACCAACAGTTGAAGACATTACCATGCTGCCAAGCACCACAGAGGCAGAAGTTGTGCAGTTGATAGTCGCAATGCCAAGCATGCGAATATCTGCAACAGCCTTGCCAGTAGCAATCTTAGTAGCGTCAACGTTCTCCATAAGCACACCAACAGAACGTGTGTTAGAAGCAACGTTAAGGTCAACTGCACCAGCAGTTCCGGAGAACTTAACTAGACGCTTCGAAAGCGCACCAGCCGCTGCTGACGAGTTGTAGGTAGATAGGAGAAGGAATCCCTTATCAAGAACGAAATTCGCTCCAGCGCCAGCCATTACTTCACCTCACTTGTCATAAGTTCGGCACGGTAACGGCCGTATAGTGCTGAATCTTGAGATGCAGCAGCTTCGTATGCATCTGCGTCTGACAGGGTCTTGTTAGATGCCTTAATGCTTGCAGCCAGATCATTGAACTGCTTAACAGCAGACTTCGGTGTACCGTAGTTTACAGTAGCACCTGCACGCTCACCAAGTTCCACAAGGAACGAAGATCCACGCTTCATTTCTGTCAGTAGCCGCCAGAAATCTTCAGCAAGTTCGGTCGGCAGCGCCATACCTAGCTTCTGAGTTAGTTCCTTGGCAACAGGTGTCAGAACAATCTTGCTACGATCGAATTCAGAAAGCTTAGAATTAACTTCAGCTTCCTTCAGGCTTGTTGCACTATCTGCAATAGCCTTATTCTGCTTCTCAACCTGCTCAACAAGCAGTTTGACCATTGGGTTTTCCTCAGCAAGTGCCTTTAGCTCAGGAATGTCCATAAGGCTAACTGAAGGAACAGGAGGAACAGGCGGCGGAGGAGTTACTTTTTCGGCCAACTTTGTTGCTAGCTGATCAACCAGCTTGCCCATGTCTTCGTCGCTAAGTCCATACCATTACCCCCCTTCAAGGAGTCCTTGTCCTTACCAGTGATTGCAGTTACTAGCTCAAAAGCAAGGTTAACAGTGTCTTCTGACAAATTAACCGGAACAAGGTCCTTCATGAATGGGCGGTTGGTTAGCGCACCACCTAGAATGACATCCTTGTGCTTCTTACCCTGTGGGTCTTCCCATTCATCCTGAAATTCAGATGAGAAGTAACGCCACTTTCCTTCTTTAATTGCAGCAGCAGCATCGCTGACCCACTCCACAAATAACCACAGGCCGTCGGAGCGTGAG